CTCAATTCGTCATGTCCTTCTAAAGGTTCATGGCCCATTGCGTCTCTAGCTTCATTTGGTGTCATTATGCCTGTGTTGACTAGTGTTGCATAGTATGCAGCTTGGTCACGTAATTCGGGTTGCAATGCTGGAATATTTGTTACATTTTCCGTTAGTGCAAATCCAAAGTATCTTTCAAAAGCATAAGCTATTTTTCTTACTACTGGAAGAATAGTCTCCAAGTAATAAAGTCTATGGTTAGGTCTAATGTTTGCATTATTCCCACCGTCTAAAAGTATAGGTGGAACACCCATAGCTTCTAAAATTATTTTCTCATTCGCAGTGATTGATGTCTGAAAATCTAGTTCTTTAAAGTTAATTTTTGTTAAATCATCAACTTCAATGCCACCATCTAAAATAAGAGGACGTTTACCGCCCGTTGTTGGATTGTATCTCGTAGCCCAAGCTTGCAGCATTCTTTCTTTAATTCTTTCAGAAAGAGTGTTAGGGCTTTTAAGTACTAATCCTGGAACTGCTCCATTCTTGAAGAAGTTATCTTGAAACTTCCTCATGTTATCTAGTAAAAACATTGTTCTATACGCTGGCTTTAACCTTGGTGTTCCACGATAGATCGATTTAAATGAGTTTTCTTTAATATGTATTATTTCTTTCGTAGAATAGTCAACATGACCATCATATGTAAATTTCTCAATGTAGCTACTAGTGTCAGAATGGATAGTTACATTCTGTGCAGGAAGATGATATAAATGTCTTCCATCAAAATATATAAAAATGTTACCGTCTATAAGTAAATCAATTATAAGATTTCTCTTAAAAGTATTAACATCTTGAAACGGATTCGGTTCTTTATTAAGTAATAAGTCTACACGAGTTTTTCGAATATTTTCTACAACTGGTGCAATACCGTTTACTTTGTTTCCAACATCAAACCTAATATCGGCTGAGTCGTCTACTATCATATTTACCGCACGATTTACTACTTCTAGTTCTTCGTATGCGGATCTGTAATTGTCTTTCTTTTCTCGGGTGTCAATTGTTAACCCTTCATCTAAAGCTATAAAAGTCTGCGACGGATTTAATTTTTCCTCGCTATCTATTCTGCCTAAAATTCTATCATACCATGCCATGTTTTTCTCTCTGTTTTTCCACCCATCTCTTTTGTTTAAGTGCTGTCACCAGTTTAGGTCTCTTGCCATAAATACTGTGTAGCCTTTGATGGTGGGCTTTGCATAGTGTAGCAGCTTCATCGTAAATCTCTTTAGTAAATTCTTTAATAAATTCTTCACGGAGGTTCATGATCTCATCGGCTGTTTTTATCGTAATTTTATTACTTTTCAACCAAGTATCCAGAAGCTCAGTCATTCCGTAGAAATGGTGAAAGTCTAAATGTTCTGTGTCTCCACAGATAAAGCACTGGGTGTCTTTATTATATTTAGATTTCGCTTTGTCTCTAACGTACTTGACTAAATCCCTTTTTAAATCCATAAATTCCTTATTAATTAAAATTATACCAAATTTTTACCTTCATGTCAACATTTATTTTTTTGTAGGTCAAAACTAAAAAGTACTTGCAGATGTCTCAAACGTATACAGAGCATATCTCAGAGCGTCTGACATATGACTCGCCATATTGTGTTTAGGTTTTTCTTTAAGTAAGTTAGGATTACTATCCCATTGGTATTGGTCTACGCATGATAATGCTTCTCGACATCTCTGATCTATAATCAAATTATTATTATCTATGATACCCGCTGCATGCCCGATTCCGTCTAAAACAGACTTTTTAGCATTGATTGTAGATATATCATAATTCTGAGCAAAATCAAATCTAGTTTGTTGTGCTGCAGAATCAATATAAATATAGTCAATATTATGCTTGTCTATTAATCTGCGAATTTCGGTAGCATGTTGTTCTGTAGTTCTTTCAGCGTCCATGTATTCATCTATAAGATAAAATTTTTGTTGATCCCAGTCATAGGCTATAACGCACAACGCAGTTGGATCTTTATACCCAACATCAAGTCCTGCGAATACATCCATATTACTAGTATCTAACTGACTAAGGTCTGCGACACACTCTTCAAAATTAAAATTCCAAATTTGTCCTTCATAAGTATTAAAGTCTGCCATGTATTCTTGAGCAAACTCTGCCTCGGACATTGCTTTTTTCGCTTCTTTGATGTCATCATCACTAAAGCGAGGGTTTTCATGATAAGTTGCACGAATGGAAGCCCAGTCGTTAAACTCATTGCTAAATCCCCTGTGATAAAAGTCAGCAAACCAATTATTTCTTCCACGAGGGGTAGAAATAAATATTGCTTTACTATTATCTTTATCTAATGTGGGACGAAGAGCCACATTAAAAGCATCTTTACCATCAGCAAGTGCTGCTTCGTCAAAGATTATTAAATCGTAAGATCTTCCTACTGAAGAATCTACTTGATTAACTGAACCCATACGGATTGTTGAACCATTTGATAGTTCTATAACTTTATCTTTTGCGTTATCTTTTGTAACTTCCAAATCAAAGTGTTTAATTAAACCTCTTTGTAAGTCAAAAGAAATCTGGGATAAAGAGTAGTTGGGTGACATAATCAAAATGTTTGAGCCCGGCACGAGTGAAACAAGTTGTCCAATTACGTTTGCAATATATGTCTTGCCCTGCCGTCTAGAGATAGCGGCACATACAAATCTGTATTTAGGGTTATTTATAGCATTGATTAATGCTGTCTGTGAAGTGTTGGGGGTAATACCTAAAAGATCTAGGTACGAGTGAATAGGTAATTTAATAAACCTATCGGCAGTAGGAAAGTCCATAAAATCTTCACTAATTATATCTGTTCTGCTAACATCTAACATTAGTGTACTGTTCTATTTAATACTTCACCTATTGATTGCTCTGGATAAGATTCCAAAGCTCCTGTAGAGTCACATATACTTAAAAGATATAAATATCCCATGCATACTTCACTCATTAGTCGATCTTCTTCGACTTCTATCCCCTGTTCTTCAGCTTTTTTAGTAAGCAGGGACAGAGTCATACTGCAGGTTATTGCAATTCTATCAAGCCATTCTGCTTTCTGTTCCATTATTGATATACTATACCGAGTCCTAGTACTTCTGCGTGAGCCGCAAATACTTGATCAGTTTTATTTTTTCTAATGAAAGTTACTTCACCTGGTGCTAGTGTAAAAGATCCAAGTGTAGTATCTGCAGCATTTGCAACAGTTATTAATCTCATAGTGGATCCTGAATTTACTAGTCTAACTTCAGTTGAATCGTTAAATGTAGAAGCTGCACCTACGCTAGTACCGCACGCTGCTTCAACGTTGATTATCTTGAAAGACATCTATTTCTCCTTTACGGTTTTACCGTTCTTAGCTTTTTGCTTTGCTGCTAACATTGCATCTTCAATATCGACTTCTCCATCGAAGTTTTTGTCTTTACCGTTAATCATGTTCCAAACTTTAAAAGCTATTTCTTTTATTTTATTTACCATTTTACCTTATTTGCCCAGTAAGCTGCTGACATCTTACCCTTGGCGATATTTTTTGCGTGCCTTGCTTTGAAAGACTTTCGTTTCATTTTCATTCTACGAGACTCTCCAGCTTTTGGCTTGCCAGCTGTTTTGGCTCCCTTTTGTCCAAAACGTATTGTTTTAATTCGACTTCCGACTTTAGCTACAACAATGTGTGACTTTGTTCGGTGTCCGGGCGTACGCTTTGGTTTATTGAACCCCGATACGCCCGCTCTCTTTAATCTTGAATCCTTCTTACGTGTAGTTTTAGTTCTTCTTACGGCCACGTCTTGCACTCCTTATTCTTTTAGCTGCAAATGTTTTCACATTTGTAGGCTTTCCACCTACTCCTTGCTTCTTAGATCGTTTTCGGCTAACTGCCGATCTAATCTGTTTTTTTGTCATACGGCTTGCTTTTGCTGCAGGAACACATTTAGGGTATTTTCCTTTACCCGCTTTAGGCCTGCCACATTTTTGATAGCCGCCTCGTTTCTTAGGTCTAGAAATATCTACCCAGTTCTGTTTGAACCATTTACCTAATCCACCCCTAGCCACGACGATACTTACCTCCTGCTTTCTTATACATTCTTACAAGATAAGCATTAGCATATGCGCTGGGATAGACTGCAAACTTTCTTCGTGTTGCAGCCTTAACCCTTGCGTATAGTTTTTTATTAGTAGGTATATTACGCTTCTTAGCGGTAGGTTTTCTTCGTCTACTTCTTCTTCTTGCCGCCACGTTTTTTACTCCTCTTCTTGCCCTTTTTGGGCTTACAAGCATAGTGCATTACTTTTTCTTTCTTCTACGAATTGCTGCTTGCAGAGCTTTAGGCAGTTTTTTCTGAGCTGCTGTTAAGCCGCCCATTGCCTTTTTCTTTTTACCACCCTTTTTCTTTTTAGGACGACCTCTAGTTTTCCCATAAGTTCCTTTACCTGATGGCATATTATTCCCCTTTCCAACAAGTCCAAGCACCATATGCTAGACCTGCTACTGCTAATACTTTAGCTAGACCACCTGTAAACAGTACAAGACCACACACTACTATTAGTACTGCTCCGTCCCAACTTGTTCTTTCTGATACTCTTTCTTTTAACCAATCCATTTATTTCTCCCATTTGCCTTTTGGGCATGATGCCCTATTCAGCCTTGCTTTAAGTGGCATAAAACATTTACATGCTTTG